ATGGGCGCGATGGAGCCTTGCTCGCTGCTGCATGACTAAAAAATAACTGAATGACACCATTGGTTCCTTTTGAAAGCAGAAGCTGCATCTGCCGCGCCGATGTCATCGTAAAATTAGTGCTAAACGAGGACGTTGTGTAGTTGGTTCCGTCGTGACTAAATAAACGCAAATTCGCCTCGCCAGCTGTCACGCCATCTCTGGTAATTTCGACGCCGAATCCTCGTCCTGTTAAAGCGTTACTGTTTGCTGGTGCGGGCACTGCACCGTTTCCTCCCACGACTAGTCGGATGGCGTTTTCCGCGCTGGTGTTGATTGTTCCAAAAGTCATGCCTACAACAATGCTTTGGCTCAAATTTATACCGTTTCCAGTTGCGGGGTTTAGGTTAAGCGCGCTCATTAGGCTGGCCCTTGCATATCCGTTGGTGGCCGTGCCAGAAACTAGCTGGCTGCTGTTAAACCCTATGACCGAGGTTGATGACGCCGTCCCAGAATTATTTGTCGCGTAAGGGCCGAGTGTTCGCACGCTTCCGAGCGACAGGAGGGGGTTGTTGTCTACCAAATCCCGCGTCATCAAACTCGACCCACTCGACGCCGTCTGCGAGGGCGCAGTGTTGCCAACGCCGTTGAGGGTCGCGTTGCCGGTGGCGGTGAGGGTTCCGGCGGCCGTGACGTTGGAGAACGTGACGTCGTTGGTTGCGCCGAGTTCTAAATTGGTCCGCGCCGTGCCTGCCGAAAAGGCGGTGTTGGCAGAGCCAGACCAGCCATAAAAAGCTGGGACTGAAGATGAGACGTTCGTGCCGTAGAGTGCAAACAGTCCGCCTGAGTTGCGACCGACAAAGCCTGTGTCGCCGCCAGCTCCAAAAATGCCTAGTTGAATGTTGCTGAAGGTTACGGTGTTAGTTCCGCCGAGGCCCAGGTTGGTGCGGGTGGTCGAGGCTCCATTGCTGTTGCCACCACTGAAATCATATGAACCAACGTGCAAAACCAATCCATTAGTTTTTAGTTCCAGTTCAGTGCTTCCTGCGCGCTTGAATGCGAGGTCTATGCCAGAGGTTATAGCCGTCAAATTCATCCCCCCTATCGCCAGACTGCCATTTGCGCCAAGTGACAAATTGCTGAAGGTAACACTGTCGCTTCCGCCGAGGCCGATAGCCGTGCGAGCTGCCGCCGCATTGGTCGCCGTAAGCACCGCACGCCCAGTAGCCGTGGAATCCACGATGTTCACCGAGGTCGGCGGATTGTCGATCTGGCCGTAGGCAGCGCCAGCGGCCAGCAGTAGAATGGTGAGCAGGCGGTTCATGTTAGATTCCTTCTTTGGCAACGAAGTATTTTGCGTCTGAACTGCACCGGAGGAATACCTCCTGCGAGGGAATCCAAGCAGAATTGAAGGTCACGCTGCCGCTTGGGGAAACTTTTATGCTTTTGTTCGCGAACGCAACGGCGCCGAAGTTGATGAACATTTCCGTGTCGCTGATGTTTTGGAAGACCAAATAGGTGCGCGACGGGTTGGCGGGCATTACTGACTGTGCTCCACCTGCTGAGAAAATCGTGTTAGTCTCGTCGCTGTGGTCAACGACAATGCCGGTGGATGGTTTGGTTTTTACGTTAGGGAATCCCATAATTTTGTTGGTCTGAGGTTTAGTAAGGTGAAGTCTGCGCGGTCCATCGGCGGACCTGCTTTTGCTGGAAGGTGAATTTCTCGGTCTCCTTGACGAGACTTAGCTCGGCGCGGCCATACATGACCTGCGCCTTGTCAAGCTGGCCGTCTTCGGTCAAAAGGTCGCCGGTGAGTGAGAACTTGAGGTAGTCAGCGAGGATCTGCGGGACGGTCTGCGCGAGAGCCGTGGCGAGGACGGCGGAAATCTCCGTAGGGGGCAGCCGGAAGCGGACGTAGATGGTGTCAGGGCAGTCGCTCGGCAGGCGGATCTTGTCCAAGTCTAAGCTGAAGGTGATTTCTCTCGGCGCGGCGTGCGTGTGGGGATTGTCTTGATAGACGGCAAACACGTCACCGATCTCGGTCTCGCCGGCCTGCGCCAGATCAAGATAGATGTCTTCGTCCACGCCGGTCTGTGTGGTGCGTTCTTCGGTGCGCGTGAGGTCGGGCCAATCGTAGAACTCCCAGGCGTCGCGGAGGTGCGACGAAAGGTTATCCACCATGATCGTCTTGGTGGTTGTCGGCAGGTTGTCGATACTGCTGCCGTCCAAGCCGGCGCGTGAGGCGGCGTTGGTGATGATGCTGGAGACGGTGGCGGTCTTCATGCGGCCTCCTTGATCACGATGATCTGCGCGGCCTTGCCGGCGAAGGTGTAGTCGCTGTCGCGATTGACATTGCCAGCGGCCGAGCGGACGTAGACGCCGGCTGCGTGGCGGCTGTAGAGGGGAATGCCGGAGCCCGCCAAGACGCGCCAAGCCGAGCCCAACGGCGCCGAGCCGTCGAGCGGGAGGTCAGCATAGGTGCCAACCTCGCGGGCCAGCGGCGCGGTGGCCGAAGGTGCGGACGGAGCAAAGCCTCCAGTTAGAGCGTTGTAGGTCATTAGCTGCGTGTCACGGTGGCCAGCGGCGTGTTGTCCACGGTCGGGGGCTGCGTGGTGTAGGTGAAGGTCACGGTGGCAACGATGGTGCCGCTGGCGCCGCCCTCGCGGTAAGTCACGGTCGCGGCATTGTTCGTTGCGCCGTGGTAGGTGAAGGCAATGTAATCGTGTTGCGGGATGTTTAATCCGGCGACATTGCGGACGGCTACGTTAGGGGAAAATGCCATAGATTAAGCCGCCGCTGCCTGCGGGCCTCCGAGTTGTTGGTCCTGCGCCATTTTCTGCAGCGCGGGCTGGGCGCCGGTGCGGCCGATGACTGCGTTTTGCTGCTGCTGGAGCTGGAATTGGAAACCCTGGGCGCGGGCGTCGATCATCTTGCGGAAGATTTCGTCCTGCTGATAACGCTGCTGCACCGCCGGGTTGCTCTGGATGATGGTCTGTAACGTCTGCAAGCGGACCTGTGCGTTTTGCCCGCCTTCTTTGATCGGGGGCTCGGTGCCGGCGGCAATCTTCGCGAATGCGCTTTGCTCGTCTTCCTGCTCGGCTGCGGTGGCGGCGCCGATGTCCTGAACAAGCATGCTCGCCATGTTCGGGTCGATGGCTTGGAACATGTATTTTATGAGGCCGACGCGGTCGATGACGCCGAAGCTGTCCATTGGGACGAGGATCTTGGCTAGGTAATCGAGCTTTGCGCCAAGTGCCTCGGCGTCGAGCATGCGGGCGTCGAACTCCGCGGTGATATCAAAGCGGCCGCGGATGTCCTGCGGGCTGGCGTTAAAGGGCAGCTGGTTGCCGGTCACCCGGGCGACCTCCTCGGGTGACATATACTGCTGGGCGAGGGCCATCGTCTGGACAACGCAGAGCTTCATGTCCAAGAGCCAAGTGTCGATCAGCTCCTGGGTGTGCAGCATGGCGAGCTGGGGCGGGACGCCTTGGGACATGCGGCCGAAGTAATTGTCCACGTCCAAGCGGGTGGCGGCCTCGACTTCGATGGAGCCCTGGCTGACCCGGGGCGGCTCCATGAAGCTGACCTCACCTTGGCGGCGCTCAGGGATCTGTACGCCGGGGCCGAGGACTAAGTCAAATTTGCCGCGGTTGGCCGGAACGCGCACTGGCGGGAGGACGCTGAGGCTGGCGGCGTCCACGCGGAAGTCGCGCTGCACCTTGATCTCGTTCTGCGCGGTCATGCAGATCTCTGGGATGCCGCGGGACTCGAGGAGCGGGCGGGTAGTACGCTCGCGGGCTAACTCAACAAAGGGGTAAAGGCCGTGCGCATATGGCATGATCTCATGCACGGCGACCTTGTCCGGCACATGGAACGACATGATGCTTCGGGTCACTCGGACGGCGCCGGTCTTCTCATCAATCTCCTTGCGGTAGACGTGCCAGACTTCAATCATGTCGCGCAGCTGCTCGTAGAGATACTGGTCGGTGCGGTGGAGGTTGGCCGTGATACGCCGCATCTCGCCCTTGTGCTTGCTGGTGCGCTCCACCCAGTCCTCGTCCCAGCCCTCGATCATGCCGCGCTCGCGGAGTTCGACCTCGGTTAGCAGTTCCCGGCGGGCCACAAAGGCGGCGCGCTGCAGGCTGAAGGACTGGATCGGGAAGATGATGTCCTCAAAGGCTTCCAGGGCGGTCCAGACCGGCTTGTTCTCAAAGATGTAAGGGCTGTCCCACTCAACGATGCCCTTCTCGCGCAGCTCGCGCACCTTGGCCGGCTTGCCAAGCTCCGGCACGATCTCACCGAGGAGCTGTGCGGCGAGTTCTTCTTGCTCAGGGTCTAGGACGACCTCAATGAGCGCCTGGAGGTTGGCGGCCTGCTCAGGGTCTTGCTGCGCGGCGGCCTCGAGCATGCCCATGGCGTCATCGATGGTGAAGGTCTTGACCTCGGTGCGCGTGGTGGTCTGCCAGTCGATGGCCATGACGGCGAGGCCATACGTTTCTCTAAATTCGGCAGCCAAGCGGACCTCACGCTGGAGGTCAGACAGACAATGCTGGAAAAGGAGCCACTTGAGCACGGCCTCGGCGGCGGTGCGCTTGTCGATGTCCATGGACTCGACCGGCTGGACCTGCACGCGCGCCTTGAAGAACGCGGAGGTTAACATGGCAACATGATCGCGGACGATGTTGTCGCTGAGGAAAATTTTGCAGTCGCTTGAACCGTCCCAAGGAAATGGCTGGGCGCCGAGGCTGCCCTTGCGCTTGCGGCCGTCCTCGTTTTGCCCGGGCCAGATGCAGTAGCGGGTGTTCCAGTTGCGCAGCTTGCGCTGGATGTAGGTGCTGGCGTCGCTGTCGGCCTGCTCAACCTCACCGAGGATTTCTACGATCTTGTCGCGGTCGATGGGTTTCAAGAGACGAGGATAGTGGTGTTGCGGGGGGTGTATTTGACGACCGTCTCGGGGTTCTTCTTCTTGAACCAATCTCGGAAGCCCTTGTCCTGCCAGCACCCGGGATTTGTGCCGTGCCAAGCCCAGTAGCTGTCTGCGTCGATGGACATTTCGCGGGCGCCGATGCCCTCAATGGCGCAGTTTTCGAGGCGGGCGTTGGCTTGGGCAATGCGCTGCTGGCGTGTGGCCGCTAAGACAGCGTCCGCATGCCAGCCTCGCAGCAATTCCTCTTTGACGAGGTGCTGCATCTCATCGCCCAAGTCGGCGACAAGATCGCTCCATAAAGTTTCAGCCATCCTAACTGCTGCCGTCCGCCTTGCAGCGGACGACAGAGTGTTAAGACAGACGTGCTAGATCTCGACCGTGTCCACAACCTGCAGGTAGATGTGGATCTCGCCTGCGTTGTGGTCAGCCAAGCTGTCGCCAGCCGTGCAGCCAACCGCAGCCTGGATATACTTCGGCGAGGCGGCGGTCCCGGCCACAAACGCAAACGGCGTAGCGGCGGGGTTGACCTTGTAGCTGACCGGCGTGCCGGACGTGTTAACCTGCTGGGACGCAATAAACGCATCAGCGTCAGCCGTGGTGTCGTTGTGGCCGATCTCAACGGTGGTTGAGGTGGTTGCAGCGTCAGAGCTGTCAAACTCGGTCACTAGGCGGGTTGCGGCAGACTTGACAACCGTGCCGGCGGTAACCGGGATAAGGTTGATGGTCTGCGCAGCGTCAGTGTCGGTCAGGTCGTCATGCGTGAGGATGACCTTGTGCGTGAAGCCGGTTGCGGCTTTGGTTTCGGCGGGGAGTTCGTATGTTTTCATTGAATTATATTCTCTGGTTTACGACTAGGAAGTCGCGGCGAACTTGGCCAAGCCCTTGGGGTTCATGCAGACGAGCGCGGCGATTGCATCGACGAGCGCACGCTTGCCTCCACCCATGTCTTCCAGCTCTTGGAAGCGCGGACGGCGGCCATAACGTAGTTCGATCATCTCAGGGCTCATGACATAGCCGCGGGCCAACTGAACGGCCGAGGCTTGTTCCTTGGCCAAGAACAGCGAAGGAACGATGTCGAGCACGCCGAAGTCGCCGTGGAAGGAATCGATGGAAGCCACGATCTTCTTGGACTCGGCGGACTGGGTGAAGGTACGGATCGAGAGGCCGGCCTTGTTGTCAGTTCCACCCGCGAAACGGGTGAAGTTGGTGAAGGCGCGCTTCAGTTCGGGACCGCAGACGAGCATCATGCTGCTCATCGTGCCGGTGACGGTGTACATCGACTGCAACACGGCCTGCACTTCGCTTTCGGTGAGGGAAGCGGTGGCGGTCGTGTTGATGCTGCCTGACGGTGTGCGGAAAGCCGCAGCAACCGGGAGGTCAGTTTGCGCCGAGGCGTTGATCCAGCTGCCGAGACCGCGGGTGCGGTAGGGGTTGGTGCTGGCCTGCTCTTGGCTGTCGCGGTCGGAACAGACGGCGGACTCGATGT